GGACCAAATAATAGAGTTAGAGCAACTAATCCAGCATTATGGCGTGTAGGAGAGGGTCCACCAGATTTTTCTCCAAGCCAATGGATTCATTCTGCAGAAAAACATGATAGTTATATGGATTCTAACGTAACATTTGATAATCTATATAATCAAGATGATAGGAATAAATGATGGCATTATCTGGTAGTACAAACTTTGAACCAAACGTAACAGAATTTATTGAGGAGGCTTACGAAAGGTGCGGGGCAGAATTAAGAACAGGTTATGACTTAAAAACTGCAATTAGAAGTGTTAATTTAATGCTTGCAGAGTGGGCAAACAGAGGTCTAAATCAGTGGACTATTGAACAAGCCACACAAACTGTAACTGAGGGCACGACTGATTATTCATTAAATTCTAACGTTATAGATATACTAGATGTTGTTGTTAGAAGAACTGTAAACCAAACACAAACAGATATAAGCATGAATAGAATCAGTAGGTCTGAATATTTAAACATACCCAACAAAACAACTAAAGCAAGGCCTTCACAATTCTTTTTTGACAAGCTATCTACGCCATCACTAAAAATATGGCCTGCACCAGAAAATAGTACAGATGTATTAGTGTTTAATAAACTTGTAAGAATGGACGATGCAGACAAAGGCACAAACACTATGGATATGCCATTTAGGTTTTATCCATGTTTTGTGGCTGGTTTAGCTTATTACTTATCACAAAAAAAGAATCCACAACTTACACCACAACTAAAAGCTTTGTACGAAGAAGAGTTTAGAAGAGCTGCGGACCAAGATGAAGATAGAGCTTCATTTAGAGTAAGACCTGATATTAGGATGAATTAATGGCATATGCACTTGGTAAATTTGCTAGAGGTTTATGTGATAGATGTTCGTTTGAATATAAACTAAGTGAATTACGTGAAGAATGGAATGGTGCAAAAGTTTGTCCTAATTGTTATGAGCCAAAACATCCTCAACTAGAACCATTAACTGCTACAGCAGACCCCGAAGCTTTATATAAACCACGACCTAATAATGACCATGAAGAGGGAGAGGGGTTTGTGGTAGTAGTGCAATCTAATATTTTTAGACCTGATTATTTAAATTCATCTACTCTACCTACAAACTTTACAGTAAGTGAGATGACAGGCAATGTTGGCGAGGTTACAATAGTTACATGACATTATCAGAACTTAAAACATTAATACAAAATTACGTAGAAAATACTGAAACAACTTTCGTAAACACCCTAGATGATTTTATTAAAAATGCTGAAGAAAGAATATTTGAACTGGTTCAGTTTGATTTCTTTAGAAAAAATGTTACAGGAAATTTAACTACTGGTAATACATATTTAACAGCACCTACTGATTATCAAATGAGTTTTTCTTTAGCAATCATAGATTCAAATGGTGATTATAAGTATTTAGATAAAAAACATACCACTTTTATGCGTGAATTTTCTGTAGACCCAACGGATACTACAGAAAGAGGACAACCTCTTTATTATGCAGATTTTGATAAAGAGCTTTCTACAGCATCTAACAATGGCTCTACATTAATCGTTAGTCCTGTTCCTGACGCTGATTATAATGTTGAATTACATTATTTATTTAAACCTAACTCTTTAGTTACAGATACAACAGGCACCTGGATTTCTAATAATGCTAGAAATGCTTTGTTATATGGGTCTTTAGTTGAAGCAAATATATTTTTAAAAGGTGAAAGCGATATGCAACAGCAGTACGAGCAACGTTTTTTACTAGAAATTACAAGGCTTAAAAACCTTGCAGAAGCTCGCGGAAGGAGAGATGAATACCGTTATGATTCTTTGAGGACAACGGTATCTTAAAATAAATGGAACAACAAGAAAGTCTTAAAGGCAAATCAATTGCAATTGTCGGCATGGGTAAAAGTTGGTTTGACTATAATTTAGCAAAATCCCATGGAGTACACTTTGACGAGGTTTGGGCCATAAATGGCGTAGCATCCGTTATTTATCACGACAGGGTTTTTATGATGGACCCAGCATCTAGGTTTTTAGACACTGAAGATGCAGGTGGTCAAACAAAAAGTATGGCTGAGATGTTACAAGAACATGAAGGACCCATATACACTTGTGAATTAGATGATAGATGTCCTGGTCTTGTTGAGTATCCATTAGAGGAAGTAGTCCAATACTCAAACTGTCATTATCTTAACAATACAGTAGCCTACGCAGTAGCATTTGCTTATTGGAATGAAGTAGCAAATCTTAAAATGTTTGGTATAGATTTTAGTTATAAGGGTAATTTACATTTTGCAGAAGCAGGTAGAGGTTGTGTAGAGTTTTGGCTGAGCAAATGTATATCAGCAGGTATGCAGGTAGAAGTTGCACATAGTTCAGGTTTATTAGATACAGATGTACCAGCAGAGCAAAAATTATATGGATACCATAGGTTAAAAAATCCTTATATTATTTTGGTTAACGAAGATGGTATAAAACTAGAAAGAATAGATACTTTAGATATTGTTAAAAAGAAGCAAGAACCTGTACTAATAGATAGGCATGATTCACATTTAAAACCACCAGAACCAAATAAATGGTAGACAAAATAACACCAGCAGGTATGCCAGGATTAGGCATTATAGAGGCTAAAACTAGCAATTTTGGTGGACATCCTCCAGAGTTTTGGGCTGAAAGATTAACAGAAAAAATAGTTAGTGACAGTAATAGCCAAGACCCACACATAAAAGAACAAGCTAAAGCTTATAAAGATATGATATATAAGGTTTGTTTGATTTATATTAAAAATGCGTTAAAATCCTATAAAGCTACTTTGATACAAGACTTCGTAAAGTCTGGAGATACGGAGTTAGCAGATATAATTAAAAGGATTTAATATGGCTATTACATCAACATTAACCACAAGTTTTAAGAAAGAACTTCTTGAAGCGGTGCATAACTTTAAAAACTCAGGCGGAGATACTTTTAAATTAGCTCTATACACAAGCTCAGCTACCCTTGGTGCTACCACTACTGCTTTTACTACAACAGGACAAGCAAGTGGTACTAATTATTCATCTGGTGGTAGTAATTTAACAAGAGTTGACCCTACTTCAAGTGGCACAACAGGTTTTACTGATTTTGCTGATTTAACTTTTGGTACTGCTACTATTACTGCTAGAGGATGTATGATTTACAACTCCACAGATAGTAATAAATCTGTAGCTACAATCGACTTTGGTGGTGATAAAACATCAACCGCAGGTGATTTTACAATAGTTTTTCCAGCAGCAGCAGCCAGTACAGCTATTATAAGAATAGCTTAATATATGTCTGTCGGCTGGGGACGTTCCACGTGGGGAACTGGTCCTTGGGGTCAGCCTGCCTCAATTTCAGTAAGTGTTAATGTATCTGGCGTTGCTTCTACTTCTGCTTTAGGGACCATATCTACTGATGCAGAAGCTAATGTAATTCCTACAGGACAAACAGTTACAAGTGCTCTTGGCACACCATCAGTTGTAGGAAAAGCAAATCAAACACTTTCATCTCAACTTGCAACAAGTGCTTTAGGCACAATATCAGTAGTAGCCAAAGCAAATGTAACGCCTAGTTCACAAGTAGGAACATCTGCAATCGGAGGTGTAGGTGTTAATGCGGATGCTGTAGCAAATGCTCCTAGTGCGGTGGCCACGCTTGGTAGCGTTAGTGTAGATGTTGACGGAGAAGCAAATGTAGTTATTTCAGGTCTTGCAGGGACTTCTGATGTAGGCTCTGTAACTGTTCATCACAACGCTAGATTTAATATTGATGGTGTTTTTGCATCTAGTAATCTTGGCTCTGTAACCACAATATCTAAAGCAAATGTGAGTGTCACAGGTCTTTCAGCAACAGGTTTTGTAACAAATGTATTAGTTTGGGGACTTGTAGATGATACACAAACACCAAATTATGCTAATATAAATTCTACACAAACTCCCAATTGGGAAGAAGTAGCTTAAAATAGGAAAAAAATATGGCAACTTATGTAAATGATTTAAGATTAAAAGAGATAGCTACAGGTGACGAGTCAGGTACCTGGGGAACTTCTACGAATACTAATTTAGAGCTTATTGCAGAAGCTTTTAGTTTTGGCACAGAAGCAATCACTTCCAACGCAGATACACATACAACCACGATAGCAGACGGCTCTACGGACCCAGGTAGAAGTATTTACTTAAAATATACAGGTGCTCTTGATAGTGATTGCACAATTACTATAGGCCCAAACACAGTATCGAAACTATGGTTTATAGAAAATGCAACGACCGATTCAGGAAGTAGTGGACCTTACAATATAATAATTTCACAAGGTAGCGGTGCAAATATAACTATACCTAATAGTCATGTGAAGGCGATATATTCAGATGGTGCTGGTTCTGGTGCAGCTATGGTTGATGCTTTTACTGATTTAAACGTAGCTGGAGATTTTTTTGTTGGTGATGATTTAACACTTTTATCTGACGCGGCTGTTTTAGGTTTTGGTGCAGATACAGACACTACTCTTACTCACGTTGCAGATACAGGTATTTTATTAAATAGCACCAGACAATTACAGTTTGGTGATTCTGGAACTTACATACATCAATCAGCAGACGGAGTTTTAGATTTAGTATCTGATACTGAATTAGAACTAAATGCTACGACCATTGATATGAATGGTAATTTAGATTTAAGTGGCACCCTTAACGGCATAAGTATTCTAGCTGACGCTACAAACTTTACTGACAGTATTTTAATTAGTCAAAATGCAAGTACAGGTACTTTATCATCTGCAACAGAGAACACAGGATTAGGAGATAGTGTATATGCGGCATTAACCTCTGGCACACATAACGTAGCAGTTGGAAGTGGAGCATTAAAAGCAAATACTACGGCGACTTTTAATACTGCCATAGGTAGAAATGCTCTTACAGCTAATACTACAGGCGGTTCCAATGTAGCCATAGGAGGTCAAGCACTCGATGCAAATACGACAGCCTCAAACAACGTAGCCGTAGGTACTTCTGCATTGGGAGCAAACACCACAGGCACATCAAACACGGGTGTGGGTGGGAGTGCTTTAACAGCAAACACGACAGGTGTTCAAAATACGGCACTCGGCTATCAAGCTGGAGATGCCACTACCACATCTAATAATGTTACAGCAGTCGGTTATGCTGCTGCTAGTGCATCAAATGTAAATCAAATCACCGCAATAGGCTCACAAGCATTAGCACAAAGCTCTGAGGCTGGTACAGCAGTTGGTTATGCAGCACTTTTTGCTAATACCACTGGAGCAAATAATGTTGCGGTTGGTGATAGTGCTTTGATAGCTAACACAACCGCATCAAATAATACGGCGGTCGGTAATGCTGCTTTAACAGCAACCACTACAGGCGACCAATGCACAGCAGTAGGGTCATTATCGCTAGATGCAAATACAACTGGCACTAGAAATTCTGCTTTAGGTGTTGAAGCATTAACTGCTTGTACGACAGGTGATAATAATACAC